ACAAGCGTTTCTAAACCCGCCGCGACAATTCCCAATACCGGTGCCAATCCTATTCCCACGAGAGTTACAAGCGCACCATTCAATATAGTAATTGCCCCTATAATCGGTGTAATCACAGCGACTACCGCCGCAATCCCACCAAAAATTTCGACAAAATTTCGCACTGGTTCTGGCAGACTGGAAAACATCTCCGCTAACTCTGCCAGGACTTCCAGCGCCGGTGTTAGAATATCCACCAGATCCCCACCAATTGGAGCGAAAGCGTCTTGGATTCTTCTGGCCGCACTTTCCATCTCCTGTGCGGAGGTGGTTGTTTCTTTCTGCATCTGGGCAGCTTTCCCGCTTATATCTGTATAGCTGTCCCCTACAGTGGTAAGGGCAGATACAAATTTGGTACTTCCATCTTCCGCCATTGTTCCAAAAGCAAGAGCCGATTTATTTAATTTCTCCTGTTGATTTTCTGTGTTCTGAATATCTTGAACAATTGCATCTATTACTTGTTTTTGTGTGGCTTCACCATTCTGCCATTTTTTAAACACGTCTTCGACGGACTTACTCCATCCTCCCGTTCCTTCTACCAATTCCCCTGTTTTTTCATCAATTTTAGACATGGAGTCTTCGATCGTCCCATCCGCAATCCTTGTCGTCACTTCGTTGATTGCGTCATTGACCTTGTCCAGATTGTAAGCACCCGCATCCAGTCCATTCTCCAATAACTGAAAGTATTCCTCTGCCGAATATCCTGCTTCCGCAAATTTCCCGGAATATTCTGACAGATTATCTCCCAGCTCGTTTGTCTTATCAAGTCCATTCTGTGTCCCCGATACAAGAAGATCCATTGCTTTTTGGGCGTCCAGTCCAAAATACTCCATTAGAGCGTTAATACCACGGAGAGATTCATTCATATCTATTCCATAGATTTCTTCCAGTGTGACCGCCTGCGATACTATTTTTTCAAGACTTACGTTGTCCAAGCCCTCCAGGTTCTCCTTTACAGCTACTACCGCATCTGCCACGGTTTCGAGAGAGCCTCCTACACCACTTTCATACACTCTTTTGATAATATCTGCATTTTCCTGCGCTGCCGCCCCTGTTTCTCCGAAATATGCGTTTACTTTTTTTGAAGCATTTTCTAAATCCTGCGACGTTTCCAAAGCCTTGCTTCCTATATCAAGAACCTTATCCCCAACTTCGGAAAACTGATCTGCCGCATCCAAGAGATTTCCAGTTGCGACACCTTCTCCAATCTTGCTCAGATCTTCTTCCGTTTTCTCTGATTGACTGGACAGCTCCTCCAAGGCTCTACGCACATCGCCGATCGATCCTTCATCAATCTGATTCAGTGCGTCACGCATTTTCCCAAGATCTGTATCCGATCCCAGGGCTGCTTTCCCGATTTTATTGATTGCTACCGTTAATTCATCACTGTTGGCTGTGCCGTTTTTCAATGCATTTGTTAGTTTGGATCCTAAAATATCTTGGAACTCGTCCAGGCTTTTTCCTGTTGCTTCCAATAAAGTATGGAGTTGCTTTGTACTCTCCCCCAATTTTTTCTGTTCTTGCTCTAATCTCCCCTGCTGCTGCTTATAAGATTTCAGTGATTGTTCTGTTTCCTCCAACGTTCTTTGAAATTGCCGATATTCATTTATCCCAATTTCTCCGGATTTGAAAAGCTTTTCAACTTCTGATTGAGCCTGCTTCAGCGCATCTAATTTCTTCTTCGTGTTTTCGACCGCATCCGCAAGAATTTCTTGTTTCTGTGCGATCAGTGTTGTATTCTTTGGGTCGAATTTCAGCAGTTTATTTACTTCTTTCAACTCTGTATTTAACCCAGCGGATGTGTGATTGATATCTTTAAGCGCTTTATCGATGGCACTGGTATCTGCTCCAAGCTTTATTGTAATCCCCTTTATTTTTTTAGTTGCCATAGTTCACCCCTTTAGAAGCTATCAAAATCTTTTTGTGTCGCTTTCCGTACTTTTTCTTTTGTCTCCCCTGTTTTCTTTTGATTATCCACAAATTCCTGAATGAAATCCAAACAATCTCCGATCGTCATTTCCTCCATTTCTTCTGTAGTAAGACCACACTGCTTACAAACATAAGAAAAGGACTCTACCGTGAACATTTCATCACCAGAAGAGTCCTGATCATTTATTTTTTTTTACTTTGTGGCATGGAATTTTCCAACAGATCTTTGATTTCAGGGAGCAATTCCTTTAATGGAAACGTTTCAAATCCATCTAACCATTCCATCGGATCTGGAATTGTGCGATCTGCCGATTTCGCCATCGTCCAAACAATATCATACAATACATCCATATCAAAATGGTTTAAATCGTCAAAACTGATTGTGCGTAAATCTGCTCTCTTTTTTGCCCCTGAACCAAATACTTTCGCAATTTTAAGCAAATCCGCAAAGTAATCTCTTCTAAATTGTGCCTTATACCTTTTTGGTAATGCCGCAGTTGATTTAAGACGTACTGGTTTTTCATCAATAT